AAAATTATAAGATTTAATTATCTTAATCATATTAACTCCTTGTTAGTTTTATTTGGTTGGTGCGTGTTGATGTTGACATATCCAACAACCTCTTGCATTTCCCCCATACATCGAGGTGCATTTAGTAGTTGCTGATAAATGATATTTAATATTACTCATTTCTACCCCCTTTCAATATAATTTAGTCCTTATACCAATACTTTCTTAAAGTCAATACATTTTCTATATTGCAATTGTAACTTGTATAAGCTAGTTTGCAATTGTAACTTATGATAGTGATTTGATTTTTTCATTTTTTAGAATTATTCTAAACTAGAAAAAAATGAGCTGTCTATATTTTAAATCTAACTCGTTAACTATTAATTAAATGACGTTTGTTTTTAAACACCCGAGTAAATACAAAAAATTTAAAATAACTAATGTTAATACGGTTGCTAAAAATACAACTAAAGTTGAAACCGTAAACAACCCCCCTAAAAATAAAATTAACTCGTTAAAACAAAACAAAAAAACTAAAGAATAATTTAATTAATAATTACAGGTAACCTGTACCAGTGACAGCACAACAAATAATAATTGTTATAATTCAACAACAACTACAACAAATTAAAACGAGTTAAATTCATAACGACTAATTATTTTTAGTCGTTGTAAAAATAAAATCTATAAAAATAGATAGTTGTTATTATTGGTGTAGTTAACGATTATAATAGTTGTATTGCCGAATTGATAAAACAAATCGTTAAGTTGTTATTACTAGTGATATTTAATTAATAGATTTTTTGTAGTTTCTTGCTCGGTTCGGCACAAAACCAACAACCCGTTTAAGCTGTCCGAGATAACAACGATAAACCGAATATTATAAAAGTGACAGATGTAAGCGTAATTATAGATAAATCGTTGATGGTAATAAAAAATAAAATCATACCGAAAAAAAACAGCATGAATGAAATAATTTGAATGAGTGTTTTAAACATTGTTAGCCCTTTTTAGTTTCAACCCGTTCAGAATATAAAGAGGTCAACCAAATATCCTAAACGGGTAGTTTATAAAAACTGTTGTAAATATACCATATGTAGTGTGATATAAATGCAACATTCTAGATATAGGTATTAATTAAAAAAATACAATAAATTTTATTATTATATTTAAAATAGTTTCGATTTCGATATTATCCCAATAATACAAATATATAAAAACTAACTAACTAAAAGAGGTCAACAATGTGTTTAATAATACAAGGTAAACCGAAAGACTTTACCAAAAAGATCATACAACAAGCGTTCGAAAAAAACCCTCACGGGTTTGGTTTGATGTATCTATGCAAAAAAACAAATCGAGTAATTGCTAAAAAGTTTTTTACAAAAAAGATTAATAAGATTTTAAAAACTTTTAAAGAGCATTCTAAAAAAGCTGATGAGATTGCTTTACATTTTAGAATAACGACTAACGGCAACACCAATAATAAAAATTGTCACCCGTTCCAGGTTCTTAACCAGGACAACGACCGAGCCGATTGTTTTTTAATGCACAATAGCCCGAGATTACCGAGCCCGTTGTTAACTAACGATATGAGCGATACTTATTATTTTAGTAAAATAATTTTAAGGCCGATCGTTAAGATGTACCATAAACTTTTAGACAACCAAAAGTTTATTGATTGTCTTGAAAGTATTGCTCAAAGCGAATGTGATAGTCGAATATTATTATTAGATAATTATACAAAGTCATTCCAATTTTTAGGCGAATGGCATGAACATAATAATTTAAAATATTCGAATGATCATATTATACCGAGCGAAAAACATTATGTTCGATACGATAATAATTATTATTTCGATCAGACGACAACTTATAGAACGCCCCCAAAAATAAAAGTTCAAAGCGTTCCCCCGTATAAGTCGGAATATTGGACGAATGATATTGACGTATCAGCTAAAGATTTAGAAGATTTAAACGGGTTAATTCAAACGGCCGATTTAGATGAATTAAAAAAAATCTCTAAAGAAAACCCCGAGTTAGTTAGTCATTACTTACTTGCTCAATACTCGGGCTATGACTTGTCCGATCTCAGCGATTGCGAATTATATTTCGCTGAAACTGACACATCTATTCGAGTTAACGATTTAAAACCAATCACTAATAAAAGAGGTCACTAATGAAAGTTAGAAAAAAAAGAGCCGTACTTAAATTTAAACAATTCGATAATCTATTAATCAGTTCTAATATTTTTAATACGCTTAAAAAGTTTAGAGAAAAAAAGCAAGTTGCTATGTGGTTTAATGCTAACTCGTTTGATTTAAGTTTATATGAAAGTATTAAACAGAATGTAATTTATGATTGTTCAGATCACGAGTTTGTTAAAGGTTTCGACAGTGAAAACTCTAACGAAGAAAACTCGTTAATTTTTATTAATCTCGAGCATTATATTAATGCAATTATTTTAAATTCATTTTTAGATAATTTATATCGAGGTTTAAAAATTGATACTGTTTTAAATGATACTGTTAAGCGTGATTTATGGTCGGCCTTTAAACATCATTATGATTGTTATACACCGTCTATAAAACATCGATTAGATAAAAACTTTTTTAAAACATACTGTTTAATTAAACGAAATAATTTCAGATCGTTTCAACAACTGATCGTTAATAGATCACGAAAAAACCGTATATTAAAAAAGATATATTTAGACACGTTAAAAGCGTTTCAAAATCTTATTGATTATTTGGAATGGGACTTAGTTGAAAAAAATAAAATCTATCAGTGTTCGTTGACGGGTTTGTTCAATAGGTTCGGTTCGGTTCAAAGTTTTTATCGAGATGTACCATTTCAAAACTTAACTGATGTATTTAATGATTTTAATATCTCGTTATTTAATACAGGGTTACACAATAACGCTAACGAGTTGTTTGTTTCAAATCAATTTGCAACGGGTTCAGCTAATATAGGTTATGAGAATTCTAATAATGATAGTCGATTAATTGAGTGTCGTTATATTAGTTCTCAGAAAACTATTATTATTAATTTAGATCAAACGACTTTAGGTCAGTTCCCATGTGTAAACCTTACCTCTAATAATAATAGTTTAAGGGAATATAATTATCGAGTTGTTGACGGGTTGCCTTATGCCCAAATGCCCTACGAAAAAGATCAGAATAAAAACTTTTATTTGGGTGTTGAGTTAGAGGTTAACAAGTCGAGCCGAGCCCCTCGACAAATAGTCAAGATGTTAGAAGAAAAGATTTTAACGGGTACGGCTATTTGTAAGCGTGACGGTTCTCTAGGTACTAAAGGTCTTGAATTAAATATTGTACCTATGACTTTAGACTATGCAAAATCAACTGACTATTGGTTTAACTTTGAGAAGAATGTTAAAGACTATTTATATAGTTACCGAGATAAAAAAACGGGCGTTCATGTTCATGTCCCTAGACACTTGTTTACTCGTTATCAAATCGGGCTAGTCGGTCAGTTTTTAAACTTAAAAGATAACTACAAATATGTTTGCGAGGTTGCAGGGCGTGATCTTAACAAAGACACGGGATATTGCCGAGCCGATCACTCTTTAACGATTAAAGATTTTAGATATGAAACTGATCGTTATTCAGCGTTGAATACTATTCCTAGAAAGACAATCGAATTTAGATTGTTCAAGGGTAATATTTCAGCGACTACTATTTATAGGTATTTAGAGTTTGTTCATGCGTTGTGTACGTTCGCACGGTCTAACTCTATGAATAGTAAAACACATCACAACGACTTTAAAAAATGGGTAGCAATCAACAAAGCTGATTATCCTATTTTAAATAAGTTTCATTTTAGAGATAGCAAAGCACAATCTCGAAAAGTGGAAAGTTTTAAAGTTCAGTACAACAGAAGATTTAGAGATATTTCTTTTAACGTACCTACTTTGAAACTAGCCGAGCCGTTAAGAATTAGACGTGTTCGGGCTATAAGAACCCGTGACTTACCGAGTTCTTTTCAATCAACAACTATAACCAATGAGGTCAATAATGGATAAATCTAAAGGATATAAAAGAATAAAAACTGTTAATTATACAGTGACGGAAATTATACGACCGTTGAAAAAAGAAAAAAAAGAAGTTCAACTGTCGTTCCCTTTTCCCGAGTTGAACGGTCAAGGCGTAAAGGCAACATCTAAACCCGTTATCCGTTCAATACACACCACGCTAAACAACTCGAATATTAAATAGAATAGCATCTATTTATTTTATGACTTGTCGATTATGTCCAAAGTTCTCGACAAGTCATAACGACTTAAAGAAAAAAAACAGATACGCCCTGTAACTTTCATAAGCCCAAACAAAACCCGATCAACTCGTTAAGTATTGCTTACAAAGTATATACAATCCTTTGTGGCGTTTATTGTCGTTGTTAGCTATTTGCAATTTGCTCTTTTAAAGTACACGCTGAGGTTGTACGGGGGTTTTTTGACAGTGAACGTAAACAAGATACCCTTTCAGATTTTTTCAACAAAACAAAACCGTTGCAACTGTGCAACTAACGAGTAGTAGTTGTCGTTAACTCTGTACGTCAACACTAGCTTATTTAAGATGTATTGAAAACTGTGTCTACCGTGTCTACCAAAACCACTACATCTAGTCTCTCAGCTGGTATACACTATGAGATAACCTAACGATATTATCTAATAGTATATCTAATAGATATAATACTAATACTAATACTATAGATATAATACTATAGTATTAACTATAGGGAGATAAACGCAGTAGTTGTATGTCTTTCCTAAATCCATGTGTTTCCTCTAGTCCTATTTCCTAAAGTTCCATCTAAGAACTTCTCTAGGTCTTTCTTTAGGAGATCCTCTTTATGATCCTGTAAAGAAGTCTCTGCGTCAGTAGCCATTTGTTCAACCCAATAGGCAACAGCTATAGACAAAGCATCTAGTCGGTCATCATTTCTTAAGGCTCCCCTATCTTTAGTTAGCCTAGTCAATTGATAAAACAATTGATAATTAGGATCCTTAGTATCAAAGTCTTTCCTTATTAACTGTGGAGATACAACGAGCCTATGTTGGTTCATCACAGGTTCTAAGGTATCAACAATCCTCAGTTCTTTTTGTTTGGTATGATTAACTTCTTCTATAGTCACGGGATAATACCTTTGGACTACAGGTTTTAGTAGCTGTGTAAACATACCGTCACCAAAGTTACTCTCAACGATAATCATGTTAACTTTAGTGTCCCTAGCTAGTGTAGCAATTTTAGTTAGATTGCTTTCTGTGTACCCACCACTTAACCCCGTGCATTCTTGCACGAATAGATTACCACCTAGCTGTTTTACTATGGCAATCGCCAATTCGTCTTGACCTCGACCAGCAGGATCAATAGACATTACAGATCCTTTATAGTCTCCAAATTCTTCTGACTTAAACATGGGTTTATAATATTTGTCCCCCGTGAAACCTACTGACGGTAAGTCTTCACAAACATACTCAGGACTACCTGCCCAAGCTATTTTTGCAGGAGCTATATCATTATTAATATCCATTACTACTAAATCACTTAACTTAAGTGGGTATCTTTCTTTATCTGATAAAGTAGTATCAAGCATAAACTGTAAGGCAAAGCCACTACGTCCATAACTTGCTTCTCTTTCTTTTAACTCTAGATCATTAAATCTTTCGGGATCTATAGGATCTAACTCATCAAACTTCTCGGTATCAATAAATGGTGCTAGTTTGTGTTCGTACCTAGAAAGCTTTAGAGCTTCAGGCATACGAGCAGTCCATATTCTAGTTTCATATCCTCTTGCAGGTAAATCATTATACACCGACATATCTGATTGTGGTGTACCTAAGAATACGATTTTACCCTTTGGAGATAAGACGGCTTCAAACTCTTTAACATTATCTGTAAGTTTATCTCTCATACTTTGAGTTAAACTGTTGTTTAAACTTTCGCAGTCATCAGAGATTATAAAGTCGGCTCTAGATCCTGTAAGCTGACCTGTGATACCAACAGACTTCACTGATGGAGAGTGTGCTGCTTTAGCAGGTGCTACATCGAATGAAACATTACTTCCCCGTTGATCTGATCTTGGGGCCAAATGCTTTAGTATGTCCATCTCAGTAATTAGTCTTTTAGTAAATGTACTAAAGTCATCTGCTCTAGTTTTACTTGCAGATACTACTAGAAACTTTAAGTCAGGGTTTCTAAGTAAATTCCAACAGACAAAAGCACTACAGATCCATGACTTACCTATTCCTCTAAATGCTTGAATAACAGCACGTCTAGGTGCGTTTTGTAAGTAATTCGCAATATCAAATTGCACGGCACTTGGACTAGGCAGAGACAAATGTCTCCAAGCCAAATACAAGAAATTTCTAAAATCTTGGGTTATTTCTTTCATATTATACCCTTTAAACGCCACTAGAGGCGTGTAGATGAGTCTTTATTGCTTAATGTCCCCTTTACCTTGTATCACGTCAGAGATCTTAAATGGGAGCTCCTCAGCTAGTTTTCCTATCGAGTTAGTATCGGTAGGGACACAATCTATATTATTATCCTTTAAGAATTGTCTAGCAACATTAAGATCCGAAGCTTTTACTTCGGGATCCCTGATTTTCTCTAGGAGAGTATCAGTTAGTTTACTATGTAATTCAGTTAGTTTTTTTTCTGTTTCTTTACTCATAATTAGCAGTTCCATTTTCTTAAGGCTAAAGCCTTTCTTGTTGGTCTTCCTTTACTATCTTTCATTGGCCCTTTTACTCCGCCCATCCGAGCACAGAAGCTCTTTTTTCTTCCAGCAGCTCTAGATCCTGCTTTTGGATTTCCTGTAACAGGAGCCTTGAGGTTATGGCCTTTAGCTTTAAAGTAAGCTCTGCCTCTTGCGTTTAATCCACCACTAGGGTTTTGATGTGCTTTTAAAGTCATTTGCTAGTTAGTCTATCCATGTGGTTATAAATTCTTCCTATTTGTTTATCTATTGACATAATTTCTTCTGTGAGCATTCCTAGATGAACTTGAAGTTCTACAATTGTCATAAGAACGTAAGAAGATAATCCTAAAAGTATAGTTCCTAATAAAGGTAATACCCATTGATTTTTTTTCATTTAATGTATTTACCTTTGTTAGTACCTTTTTTGATAAGATACCCTCTAGTGCCATTACCATTAATTTCTACTTCTTTTCTTAGATGCTTAAATACGTTTTTTTCTTTTAATTCTTTTTCAACTCGTTTTTTAAAACTCTCTAAAATTTTTGTATCTCGCATATGCTAATCTCCACATACACAACCAAAATCTTTTTTACATTTAGGACATTCAGTTTTCTTTAAAGGTTTTTTTATTTTTCTAGGTTTAGGATATGAAAAAGTAACTACATCATTTAACATAGCACATTGTTTGTCCCACCAACCAAAAAACCAATAACAGAATTTATCAATCACACTATTATTGCAACCAGTAAAGCCACACTCATAATAACAACAAAAACTTTGTGGTCATTCCATAAATGTTTTAATTTATATTTAATCATTTGTTTCATTATTTCTTTCTTCCCTTAAATATTTGCGTCCCTTTAATTCCATAGATGCTCGCAACGACAAGGATCCAGAGATTTGTGAACCAGCTTGGAAGCTGCTGGAATTGGTCAAAGAACATTTTTATCTTTTCTGATGCTGCTGGATCATCCGAGAAGACCCCCCAAGCAATCACCAAAATTGGCAACGTGAGAATTATCAAAACGGCCTCGTCTTTCCAGTCCGATTGTCGGGCTTCTAAAAGTTTGCCAGAATATTCTATTTCCCCTTTAGCCATTTTTTCTGCGTGAGATGCCTGAGCATTAGCCATCATCATTTTAGTTTCTTGTTTCTTTTTGTAGATATGCGTTCCAGCATTCATTGCTAATTTTATTGCACTAAGCCACACGATATTTACCTCTGTTTAATCTTTTTGATGTTATTCTTAAATTTGATCTAGAGTTATTTCTTGGGTTTTTATCCCTATGATCTATGTCTCTACCATCACCTTTAGACACAGCACCTAACGCCATTAACTTACGTCTAGCTCTGTTTCTAGATGCTCGATCTAATTTTGATTTAGAAGAAGATTGATACTTTCTATATTCTTCTCTGTAGTTTCTACTAGCCATATTTCTTTTTAGGGAAACCTGCTTTCATTCTTGCGTACGCTTTTGGCGATACTGTACTTTTAGATTTTGGTCTAGAAGTACCTGCTTTTTTTCTAGCATTAATGTTAGCGTATAGTCCACGTTTTGCCATTTAACTCTCCGTTACTGTTGTTGGTTTACACATAAAACTAAAATACATTTTATGTTCGTTTACTTCTTCAATACCTAGTTCTTGTGTTAGTCTTATACTTTCGTTGTAGCCTCTTATCATACAATCATAATGTGAATTTAAAATTGCAGTTTCTTTAGGAGGCATACATTGGTTAGCCGTAGCCGAACACATAATCATTATTAAAACTAATTTCACTTTTTATGATGTCTTCTTTTTGATTTATTCATCATTGATAAATTTGCTTTTTTACCAATGCTTGTTTTCTTGTGTTTAGATCTTGTTTCGTGAGCTTCTTTATTTAAAAGACCTTTGGCCTTAGCCATTGAATTTAAAAAATCCTATTAGACCTACAATAAGTGTTCCAATAGCTAAGATAACTTTAAGTCCACCCTTACCCATAGAAACATCTTGTCTTAACGACTTAACTTCTCGTTTCATTTCTTCTAAAGTTTTTAAAATATTATTCATTCGTTCAGCACAAAGTTTCTCATGTGATGAAAGTCTAACACCAGTAGCGACTTCGCTAAACTCTTTTGGTGTTATTTTTTTTCTAGGCATTATGCAGTGTAACTTCCATTAGCTAAGAATTTTAAAACTGTATCTGAACCTACTGTAGTTATTGTAGGTGAACCTGTGTATGTTCCTGTGTAATCAGAAGTTGCTACTCTGATAATAAGAACTCCATTTCCACCATCACCAGACCTATTAACGTTGTGAGAACCACCTCCACCACCACCAAGACCATCTGTTCCATATCCTGCTGTGCCATTATAATTACCATTACCACCACCACCAGAGCCACCAGTTCCACCAGAACCATTTCCATTTGCAGAACCAGAACCGCCTCCACCTCCTGCGTATGTAATTGACGAACCAGTTATAGAATTTGATATTCCACTTCCACCAGAGCCACCATAACTTGATGAACCATTTCCACCTGCTGAACCTGCACCACCTCCACCTCCTGCAGTAGAGCTTGAATGTGCAAAATAATTAGCACCACCAGAATTTCCTTGACCACTAGTTCCTGCATATCCATTTCCAGTACCATTACCTCCACCAGAGCCACCAGTACTTCCATCATTGTATCTGTTACTTCCTTTACCACCACCAACAGCAGTTAATCCTAATCCAGTTGTGTCTGTTCCACTATTTACACTATTACTTACTGGGTCAGAACTTCCAGTTCCTCCTTGACCAATAACAAAAGAATAAGTTGTTCCTATAAGAAGTGATAATGTTCCTGCAAGTACTCCTCCTGCTCCACCACCACCACCTGCTTCGTAGTAGCTTAAAGATGACGTTCCACCCGCACCACCACCTGCTACAAGTAAATATTGTGAATTATATTGAGGTATTCCCACTGTGTATGAAAATGCTCTATCGGCAGTACCAGAACTTGATGTTGCTCTTAATGTAAAATTATATGTTGTCGCTGTATCAACTGGGTCGCCAGTTATAGCACCAGTAGATGTATTTAATGATAATCCTGCACCAGATAAAACTGATGTCACTTCTGAATAAGTAACTGTCTCTCCATCTGGGTCTGTAGCTGTTGGATTTACATTAACATTTGTAAGCCAATTTGATGCACCTAAAGAACCAGAAGATGTATTCCAAGCAGGTGTGTTATCAATATTAATTTGATTATCTAATGTTCCAACAAATCCTGCACTAGATGTAATTTTAATATCATAAGGTTCTTTTGAATTTTGAAAAGATGATTTAGGAATAATTGCTGTTATTTGTGTTGAACTATTAATTGTCGTAGTTGAAGCTGTAATTTCAGTTCCATCACTACCAACAAAAGAAGCGACATCTCCTGTGGTAAAATGTTTTCCAGTAATTACAAAAGTTTGATTACCACCTCCTGCACTATCTACGTTTGTATCATCAACAGACGAAACAACAGGTGGTGCTAACATCTCATGGAAAGTTGTACCATCATAACCTTCAAATTTTCCTGTTGTAGAATTAAATCTAAATTGACCTGCTGTAGAGCCACGTTGTGCTGTCGTACCACTAGCTACTTTAGTACCTTCAGTACCAGTATCGCTTATGTTTTCAAATGATACATCAAGATTACTTCCTGCTATCTTACCATTAGATGTAGAAAGTAATTTAGAGAGGTCTCTAGCTTTTGTCATTTATTTATTTCCTATAATTTGTTGTTGTGTGAATTTTGTAGGCTAGATATTTCTACCTAGCCTTTAAGTTTATAAAACTATTGTGTTAGCTTCATCTTCAGTTAATGCTTCTCCTGCAATTAACTTAGCTTTAGCACTAGCTTTTAAAGTTTCTTTTTCAGTTATTGCGTTAGCTTCAGCAGTTTGTAATTCTTCTTTTTTACTTTCAACTGCTGTTTCATCTATTGCAACTTCATTCTCATTTTCATCAAATGCTGTATCACCTCTTACAGTCACTACATTTGGATATAATTCTTGAATTGCTTGAAATTTAAAATTTTCTATTGGTTTCATAATTATACTCCTATTTCTAATAATGACATTGTTTGATATGCACTAGAACCACCTACTCTTACAGTAGTTCCACCTTCAGATTTAATATATACTTTATAATCTATCTGGTTTGTTGTGTTATGAGTAGTGTCATATAAATTAAGAGAATGTTCTCCACCTGTATCAGCAGAATACAAGAACCACCCACTTTCTAATAATCTCCATTGTGAATAACCACCACCATTAATTTGTCTATAAATCGCAAGGTGTAGTGAACCCCCACCAGTTTGAAACATACCACCAAGCATTCCTGTTAGCCAAATTTTATTAGACGCTGAAGTTGGTGTAATTGAATTAACAAGTGATGTGACAACAAAACTTGTACTTGTTGTAGAAACTTCCTGTGTTGTTTCAGCATATGTTTTTTGAATTAAACCACCAGAAGCATCTGCATATTCGGGTGCAGTAGCACCAGAGTTCATTTGTAATACTTGACCTGCTGTACCTTTTGGAAGTCTTTGTAATCCACTTCCATCTCTGTAAAGTATATCGCCTTGTGTTGTTAGTGTTGATGTTAAGTCTGTTCCATTAGTACCATTAGTACCTGCCGAACTCATTATATTCCAGTAAGCTGTTGCGTTGCCTACTGCTTGATTTGAATGTGCTTGAATACAAACATAACTATTTCCACCTGATGAAACTACATCATCAACAGCGTAAGATG